CGTTGTGATCGCAGAACCAGGAGGTAAAACCCGTCTAGCAACGAAACACCCGGCATGGGCGAACGTGCTTGGCAAGGGACTCTCTGTCACCCTACTCTCCGGGCTGAAGAAATCCAGCTCCGTAGGAGGGTCGATGGAGGGGACCTACGCCGAGAACTTAGACGTTCCGGTTGGGTCTGAACAGCTTAGCGCAGATCTTACTGCTGCATCCGACTTTATTCCGCACGAAGTAGCGGAGGCGCTGATCCGAGGAATTGGAAAAGCGCTAAAGTGGGATCATGCAGATCTCGAACTTGCGTTGATGCTGGTCGGTCCAATGCAATGGGTTGGTGAGCGAGGCCAAAGGCTCTATCCAGGTGAAGACAAAATCACGACTCGTGGTGTATGTATGGGACTCCCAATGGCGTGGCCACTCCTATGTCTCCTTAACATGTTTGCAGCTGAGAGAATTCTCAGTGCCAACGCCTATAAAGGGCGTGGTGCATTTGCACCTGCATGCTTCGGAAGAAAAGGAAAGCCAACCACCATGTGGGAAGACCATCGAACACTCGCGGACGAGATCGTCAAAACCGGACTGAGACTCTATGGTCCCTACAAACTGTCCAAAAAATACGCAGTCGTCGGCGACGACTTGCTCCTTAGGTGCCCACGTGGGTACGCAAAGGTGGCAAAGAGGATGTACGAGCAGATAATGACCGCCCTCGGGCTTGAGGTAAACAAAACCAAAAGCTTCGCGGGTCCCAGAGGCGTGTTCTGCGAACACCTGGTGGTGCCTGGAAAAGGCGCCGTACCCATCTTGAAGATGAGCCAGGTGATGCAGTCACGCATGATGGACCCAGCGGGTCGGATCATCGAAGATCGAGCTCCTCTCACGCATGTCCTCGGACCGGCTATGCAACAGCTACAGTCCCACAGGAATTTTCCGATAATCAAAGCGGCGATGATACGAAGCAACGCCAAAACGATACGGAAACTCCGCAAAAGTGGGATTCCCCTTAATGCACCTCAATGGTGCGGGGGAGCTGGCATTCCGGGTTCCGAAGACTGTCCTGCTAAGCTTAGGCTTGCTGTCGCTACTGCCCTCCGTCTCGGGGTAACGCCGTCAGGCGCCACCCAGGGAAACTTCCCAGTGAAATGGACGGGTCAGAAGAATTGGAACATTTTCCAAAAGCAAATCTTAGCTGAGGTCAACAGTGTGCCAGCCTCGAAAGAGGGCGTCCCTTTTGGGGATGCTCTTAACGAAACGGTCACTCTGTTGAACCGCCAAAGGCTCCTCCTCAATGGTGAAAACACCACCGGGAAGTACCTAACGGCGGGACAGATTGCGGCTGTTAACCGGCGAAACTGGCGTGAGCTGGGAAAGGAGGCGTGCAAGGCAGCACGTTCACTAAACCCAGTCACAAAGGGGAAGTTGTGGGATCCACGACTTGCCGCCAAACTTGACAGCAAAC